TATCAGAAATTTGTAATTCTTGTCCCATGAATGCTGTTATTAAATCGCATGTTCCAAATACAACCATTAAGAAAAAGGATATAAATCCTATGATTGCTTTTTCGTTTAATATATTATCATCTAAGAACAAATCCATAAATTTATGTTTAGGTGGAGCAAGTTGATCTCTTGCCCTTCTAGCTTCTTCTTGCATCTCCTTGATTTTATCTTCTTGCTCATCAAGTTTATCAATCATAGCCATGTACTTATCTAAATCTATTTCAACTTCATTTCTGCTATTATCTTTTTGTTCAGCCATTATCGTCTCCTTTGCTGTTTTTTAATTCTTTCATTTTCTTCTTGTATATGAGACTGTAGCAGGGCTAAATATATCTCCCTCTCCCACGGCATCATATTCTCAAGTTCTGTGAGACTATACTTATGATGTTGCATTAATGCAAAATTTGTTTGGTAAAAATTTTCCAAACTTTCATGCGAGAGGCCTACCCAAAAAAATTGGCTAAACCTTTTAATTCAATATCAATATCCTTATTGCACTTTAAGCAATTTGTTTTAGTCTCATAATAAATCGATGGAGCATCTCTAAAAAACTCTTGTATTTTATTAAATTGTGCACTGTTTAAACTGTCCACAAATGCTCTAACTTCTTCAGAACTTACATCTTTAGTTGGATGCACACTGTTATCATCAAAGATAGTATCGATACATTCCACGATAATATCCATAATAACATCAGTTGCTTTTGTATCATCACTAAGCTGTAAAGATTGTAATTTCTCAGCTGTAGGATAATTTAAAGTAATTCCAACTCCAGATTCTTTTTCCAACATTATAGTTTTACTATGTTCATTATTGATTATTTTTACATCATCAATGTTTAAAACTATTTTAGTCAATCCATCACATTCTTCATCAGTACATTTAGTCTGTAAGGTAATCTTTTCACCTACAGATTTTGCACGTAATTGCAAGAATAAGTATTCAATATCTACTGTAGTACATTTGTCTAATGACTCTAAACTAGTACAATGCAAGATTATTTCTCTTACTGCATTAGTAATTTGTTCAGCATCTTGAGATTCAAGTGCAATCATTAATACTTTTTCTTCTTTGACCAAAAATGGTCTCATGTTAATTTCTACCCCACTACTAGGTAACTTTACCTTATATTGTGGTACATTCAATTTTGGCAATGCCATAATATTACTTCTCCTATTTAATTATTTAGTATGTCAAGTACTGCTCCTGCTCCAGAAAGTGCACTTGATATTGCACCTTCAGGTTGGTATCTATCATAACTAAATGTTACTGATAACTCACCATAAGCATTCTCCGCACCTGCGTCAAACTCAATTCCAGTGACGGTGGTTGGAAAAGCTTTAAAAAGCTTAACACCGTACACTACTTTTCCTTTTGAATTAAGTTGCTGTATAATTACATCACAACTATATTCGTCTTTATAACCAACGGTATGACTATCTAAATCAACTACCTGGCTTAGCCAGTTATCGAATAATTTTTTTATATAATAGTCATTCGTTAATATAAACTTTAATGTTACTTCCTCGTGAATAAATGTATTCGCGACTTTTACTGTTTGTTTTTGTCCTTGAAAATCTAGAGTTTGTATTTGAGAGCCAGGTATCGTTGCACTACTGCATAAGAATGATACTGCTCTAGGGTCATTTATTAGATTCTTAGCATTAAAATTACCTGTGCTACCGCCTAATAAAGAACCTAAAATTGCTTCAGGATCTATATTAAATAGTGATCCTTTAGGTGGAGTAAATAATACTCTAAACTTATTTGTTCTTGCAACTCCGCCTTTTTGACTGATTATACTTTTAAAATCTTCTATGCTTGCCATTGATTATCCCTTTGATATTTTTAAACTCTCTGTCCATATTGCTGTCTTATTCTTTTTAATAAATTGTTCTACTGGTAAAAATATTGCTATCTCCCAATCAGTCATTGGTACTCTAACAAATTTAGACTTAACATGACTACTTAAATAATTTTTAAAGCATGGTTTAAATTCTTTATACTTTCTAGCACCTGAAATTAAATCATATCGTAAATTTCGTATTCTTGTTGTGTCGCCTACTTTACCAGGTGCTAGAGCCATTAATTCATCTAAGAATTGAGCTCTTACGTTATACGGTAGATAATGAAGATTCAATCCTGAGAATCCTTTTTTATTTCCAGCCATAAAAACTGTTAGAGGGAATCTATCGTAATAAGGTAAATCCTTTTTATGTTTAGGATCATACATATACATATACATACTTCCTACCATTGTTTTAGTAGTTGGTTCTAAAGCAGTATCAGTTAGTATTTTTTTACGACTAGGTATAGGTAATTCATCTATCTTGTCGCGGAACCATTTCTGTGATTCTTTAGTACGTGCTGTAACTCCTGCTCTAAAAGCATTCGCCTGTAATGTATCGAATAAGCTTGCCATATAGTATATTTATACTATTTAGATAGTACTTTTATGCCTAGATTCTTTAAAGTTTCTTCTGTCCATACTTGAAAATGCCAACCATTATGTTCAGCAAATTCAGATGCAGCTTTCCATTTATCTTGGTTCTTTACGAATGTAAGTGATTCCTTGATATATTTTTTAGACCTTCTAGATTTCTTTGTAGGTGGGACTGTTTGTTTCTTTGGTTTGATTTCAACAAGATAGATTTTTTTATTATCCATTTCAATCAATAGGTCAACATAATACCTGTGTAGTCTTTGGTCTATGCTATACTTATATGGTATAACTACTTCTTCAGAATTCCATAACTTTACTGATGGATTATCTTCACACCATCTGAATGCATTACGTTCCCAAAGCGATCGATATACTACCTTAGAAGCATCTCCAGCATATTTTTCTGGCTTTTTTATTGTGTATTTACCTTTGTAACTCATATAAATAATCTATATTAATTAATAATCTATAAGTATTTATAAGGTAAACACATGGGACAGAAAACAACAGATACAGAAAAAGGTAATGAAATACTAAAGTATCCATTAGATATGGGTGGAAAAAACTATCCATTTATGCATATCAAAATTAACGAAAGGAATCTGACAAAATCCGAGGGATTTGTTACTGATATCTTTACTTATATACCAATAGGAATATTTCAGAATGATGGAATGTCGTATGGTAATCTTGAAAGAGGACTTATAGGTGCTGGTATAGAAGCATTATCAAATGGATCTTTTACTGTTACTGGTGAAGATTTGATGGCTGCAGCTGGTCAATTTACAAGTTCTATTCAGAGTTTTACAGGTATGGACGTAACTGCAGGGTATAATGCAGGAGTTGCAAAAGCTGGAATTGCAATGAATCCTACAGCAGTCACAACATTTGAATCATCAGAGATAAGAACATTTGATATTAATCTCAAATTTATTACAGAGAGCGAAAAAGAATCTGAAAAAGTAGGAACAATTATTAATAGAATCAGAGAGTTTATGTATCCTGAAAAGGTTGGTTCCTTTGCATTACAATATCCAGCAACATTTGAAATACGATTTTACGCACCTGTTCATGGTGTAATGAAGGAAACACCATATATGCCAGTGTTCATGCCAGCATATTGTACTGGATTACAAACAACATATAACGCATCACATAGTTCATTTCACCCTGATGGTGCTCCAGTAGAGGTTGATTGTCAACTTTCTTTTAGAGAAACACATCAGTTAACAAGAGAAGACATCAGAGCAAGAATGGCAGAGCGTGGTATAGCATTCTCAAAGGCAGAAGACGAAACTGGTACCACTGAGTTATCAGAAGAACAACAAAATGCAGTAACGGCCCTTACAACACCAACAGGAACAACAACAACACCATAGAGGAAACAAATATGAGTAGTTTTTTTAAAAAATTTCCAACAGTACAATACGATTTCGATCGAAATGGTATATTACAATCAATGACAGATATTTTTCGTCATGTTAAGCCATTAGATAACTTTATTGATGAAAGTTTAGTATATCGATTCTATGAGATAGAAGATGGAGAGCGACCTGACATCGTATCAGAAAAAATTTATGGTACAGCAAACTATTATTGGACAT